GATGACAAGGCGTATATAGAGATAGCCGTACCAGATAGGCTATCTCATTTGCTTGAGAAATATGCTGGAGAAAAAAGGCTGTTTAACTTCTGTGAGACTTATGGATCAAGTAAGAATTTCAATAAATGTATAAACGAGGGAATAAGTGATATAACAAGAAAAAACGACCTTCCTCATATTTCTGTCTATTCGTTTCGGCATAGTTGGGCTACATTCGCTCAAAACGATTTCGATGCAAGTTTGGATTTAGTAGGCTTTTGCCTTAACCATGCTTCTTCCCATAGGGTGACATCTGGGTATGTTAAGACCGATTTTAGCGTTATCGACCGCTTGAATGCCAAGATACTTGATTATGTGTTTGAAGAAAAAAACGAAAAAAAGATGGAAATAATTTGCGGATTAAAAAAATGACTCTATCTTTGCCGTTGAAATAGCGAGTTGGATTTTAGACGAAAGTTTGAGATCTAACTTTTTGTGTTTATATGTGTTTGGTCTCTTCTTTCTGTAAACTTCCATAAAACAAAGACTTACCGGGTGCCTTCAAAAAAACAGGCACTATGACGATTTCTATTTCTAAAACAGCGCTGCTATCAAGATTGCAGCTTTTGGCGAAGATCATACCCGCCAAATCATCCACGCCGATCCTTTGTCATTTCTTGTTTAAGACGAGGGAAGGCCGGTTATTCATCACCGGATCGAATAGCGAGGGCCGGATAACCACCAGCCTTGAGTGCATCTTCGACGAGGAGATATCTATTTGTGTCCCGACTTCCTTATTAGAAGGACTGAGGAACCTGCCCGAGCAACCAATTGATATAATCATCAACAAGGATACCCGTGAGATAAGGATCAAGTACCATGGTGGAAAGTTCGAGGTGGTGGGTTATGACCCATCTACCTATCCGGGAAAAAGATCGATCGAGGTCTTGGACTCTGTGTCATTGAGCGCGGAGGATTTATTCAATGGGATATCCAAGGTCATAAATTTGGCCGGGAATGATGATATCCGTCCGGTCCTAAGCTCTGTCTTTATTGAGACGGAACCGGAGACCGTATGCTTTGTCGGTGCGGACGGGCATGGCATGGGATTCTTGAGAAAGGGCAATGATAGACAGGTTGGCAAGATCTCAGTTATAATCAGCCGTCCTATAGCCTCGGTATTGAAGGCGATACTTCCGGCTTCCTCCGATAACATGGAAATGAGGGTCGGTGCGGATTGGTCCGATGTCATACTCAATGACTATGAGATATCGTTCCGGAATGTGGAGGGGAGATATCCTAATTGGAAAGCTGTGGTACCCAAGGCGAATAAGCTGGAACTGCTTGTTGACACCGGACAACTGATCGGGGCTATTAAAAGGACATCGGTGTTCTCCAATAAGGCCTCATGCCTTATCGTCTTGAGGATCATTCGTGATAAGTTGACCGTATTCGCCCAAGACATAGATTTCTCGACTTCCGCGGAGGAAACGTTGGAGGTCGATTTTAACGGGAATGAGTTCTCGATCGGGATTAAGGGATCGTTGCTTCTTGAGATACTTTCATGTATCGATGACGGGCGTACGAGGCTTTCCTTTAGCGAGCCTAGCCGCGCTATCTTGATAACTCCGGAGAGCCAATCTGGGAACGAGGAACTTACCTATTTATTAATGCCCATGACAATCCCGTAAGTTATGAAAGAGTTCAAAGATACAATCCAGAAATATTTACAGGAGAGGGCGGCGGAAGATCTTCTGTTTGCCCCGAGACTTGCCAATCCTAAAAAGAGTATAGACGAGTGTTGTCGTTATATCTTGGGAGAGGCCCGTAAGCGTGGAACCTCTGTCGTGATGAGTGATACGGAGGTTTTTGGTATGGCCGTACATTATTATGATGAAGAGAATATCGAGGTCGGAAAAGTTCCTGTCGGTAGCTCCGTTTCTTCTTCCCATAAAGTAGAACTTACGGAGGAAGAAAAGAACGCTGCCCGTCAGGCGGCCATCAAAAGGTTGACCGAAGAGCAATACCGATCGCTTAAAAAGAGGCCGGCCAAGAAGAAGGTTGATGAGAGTGTCCAACAAATGAGCCTGTTTTGATATGAAGCCGAGAACGAGATTGGAAAAGTTGGTGGCGGGATTGAGCGAAAAGCTTCCCGCCATCACAAAGGCGCAGGAGGAATGGGCCAAGGAACACGTGTTCGACCATGTAGCTTACAAATGTAAGAATGAGTTGTGGTGCTCTGAATGTGGCGAGATATGGGTTAATACGGGTAATAGTAAATTGGGTGACACGACCGAATGCCCTTATTGCCACCATCAATTAGATGTAAAGGTCAGCAGAAAGCAGAAGAACCATGAGGAGGCGTATATGTCCATCCTGCAAGTGAGAGGCGGGTTTCAGGTGATCCGGCATATACTATGTTGGAAAAACGCCCGTAGGGGAACTTCTCCGGTGTATTATGATTTTACTGAAGTTGTTCAAGAATGGATTCGTGAAGACGGAAAACGTACGATCATAGCCCGTCCAATAAATATGGGACGTAACGGATTTGCGTATAGTTCCCCTCTTAGTATCAAGGGTGAATATGGAAGTAACCCATATAATTATTACGGTGATTTATATGCGATATTTGGAGAGCTTTATCCAAGGAAAGAATTACTTCCGGAATTGAAAAAACGGGGACTGAATCGACTGTTCCCGGATGTAACTCCGTCTAAGTTGATACGTGACCTTTTGAAAGGAGGTAATGACGCGGAACTATGCCTCAAGACCGGGCAAATATCCATGCTGAAGCACATGTATAGAAACGGCTTTTCCCAGCTTCGTTATAAGCCATCATTCAATATTTGCAACCGTAACCATTATATTATCAAGGATGCGTCCCTCTGGGAAGACTATATGTCTTTATTGGCTTATTTCGGTAAAGACTTGCGTAATGCCCATTATGTATGTCCTAAGAACTTGAAGGTCGCGCACGATAGGCTATTGGCAAAGAAAGATGCCCGTGAAGCCAAGTTGAGACAGGATAGGGATCGTGTGGAAGCTATCCGTAGGCGTGAAAAGCTCATGAAGGATATAGCCGGCTTCTACGAACGGATGGAAAAGTTTTTCGGAATGAAAATCACGGATGGTAACATAGTCATTTGCCCGTTGGAGAGTATTACCCAGTTTTATCAAGAAGGCAAGGCTATGCATCACTGCGTGTATAAACTCGGATATTACAATCGGCCGGATCGTTTGATACTGTCAGCAAAGGACACCGGTGGCAAACGTATCGAGACGATAGAGGTGAATTTGAAGACGCTGAATATCGTCCAGTCTCGGGCCGTTTGCAATGGCGTAAGTGAGTTTCACGACCAGATAGTAAAACTGGTGAAGAAGAATATGAACCTGATTCGTCAGAAAATGATAGCGTAAAAATGCCAAGAATTAGAACTATAGTACCGGAATTTTGGGAAGATGAAAGGTTTTCGAACGTATCTCTTCCGGCTTGTCTGCTTTATATAGGCATGAAAAACTTTGCTGATGATAGCGGTGTCATTTTAGCTAATGAGACTATCATTAAGTCGAAAGTCTTTCCTGCCCGCGAAGATATTCGTAAGCAGCAGGTTTCTGGATGGCTGCAAGAGCTGATTGAAAACTCTATCCTTGTACCTTTTACATTCGAGAACAAAAGCTACTACGTGATGGACTTTTCCAGTGAGCGCATCGACAAACCGCAAAAGTCGAAAATTCCGGCAGAAGTGATAGAAAACGTTCTTTCGGGCAAAAATAGAAGCAATCCGGGAACATTCGAGAATATTCCCGAACAATCGGGAACAATCGAGAATCCTCCTGCTGGAAAGGAGAGTAAAGGAGAGGATTGGAAAGGAGAGGAGGGTTATACGCGCGTAGGCACGCGCAACCCTGACCCCGAACCGGAGAAACCCAAGAATGAGAATTTTGAAAAGTTCAAGCAATGGATTGCTGCGAATGCTCCTAGTGTGGCTAAACTGAAAGAGCCGTTTACGGAAGAACAATTCGAACGGATAAAGCGAGATTTCCCGCTTCAGTTAATCCAGGACACTCTTGTCTCGATGCACAATTATCGAGAGCTGCTCAAAAAATACGTTAGTGCGAACCTCACGTTCCGTAAATGGGCGAAGCGTGACTTAGAAAAATATCAAAATGGACAAGCAACAAGCAATACAGCTTCCGGCCAGCATAGACCCGACAACAGGAGTCTTGCCGGCAGAACTAATGCCGAAAACAACAGAGCAAGCCTTGAGCATCTTAGGAGCCTTGCCGATGCCATATTACAAAGCCCTACACCCGAAAACGGTTAATGATGTATTTCAATCTCCGAGTTGTTCCATTGCTGTAATGAACAAAAATTTCGGAGAAATGAAACTTCGGGCATTTATGGTAAACATAATCATTGACTTAGTTATGTTTTTCAATGTCGGAAAGACGATGAAAGATACTCAAGCTGCTCAGACGGCTGATTTGATTATCGAGGAATTTTATTTCTTTAAGCCTGATGATTTCAAGCTATGCTTTAATCGGGCGAAAAAGGGATTGTATGGAAAGGTTTATGATCGGATAGACGGGGCTGTTATTTTAGAATGGCTTGGCCGGTATGAGAAAGAAAGGGGTTCTATGGCCATGGATGATAGTATCAATAATTCCAAAAGCTGGGATATACCGGAAGGCGATAGGACTTCTAAAACATTGGAACAAGCGTACCATGAGTTTAGGAAGTATGATTTTGAACGGAAATATAAGGTGTAAATATTTAAAAACAAGAAACTATAATGCAAGAAAATAAAATACAGACCGGTAATACCGAACAAGTTTTACTGTCAAAAAAGAACTATCACCGTGCACTTAAGGTGGTGAGTATAGCAAACCCGGAACAGGGTGAATGGCTTTTTAACTGGAGAGGTAAAAAGTTGAGTGATAATTTAATGCGTTGCGACTATGCGCATACTGCAGTCCGTATTTCCGATAATGAGGCGGTTGTTATTAATGACAAAGACTTAGGTCTTTGGTCGGTTGTAGAGTGGAAATATGAGGTAAACCTTGAGGAGTTTTGGAAATGCGCTTGCGATGCTTTTTATGCTACAAGTTTCAGTCCGGAGAAACGTGGATCGTATCACATACGCATGTACGAAGAAGAGCTCAATGATGATATAAAAACAATGCCGGAAGAAGAAAGAGAGCGATATATAGCTAAGTACAAAGAATGGGTTCAAATATTGTTCAATAAGCATTCTCGTATAATGAGCGCCATGATAACAGGGCCAGCCCGTTTTCCGTCAAGACGAAATGAGAAGATGAATAATTACTATGACAATGCTGTCAATGAATTTAGAGCGTGGAGAGAAAAAGCGCTCAAGTCGATAGCTCGAAGGATAGAGGAGGCAAAACCGGAAGATCAGAAAGCGGAGGAAGAGTGGATGCGTGTAAAGAGAATGATCGATGAGCATTTTTTACCAACCAATTTATATAATAAGCTGGAAACGATTGCAAGAAACGGAAAGGTCGATTTGATGAACAAAGCGATTGAATATGTCAGATCCTTAAACGAAAGTCGAGTTAAACCAATTTTTACCAATCGCCATAAATTCTGGAAACTCGCTGAACTTGCAAATCAATCTATATCAAAACAGGCAGAAAAAGAGAACCAAAAAGATGTGGAAATACTTTTTGATGGTGGCCGGGTAATTAAGAATTACTCCGAAGATAGAGTTCAGATAGTTTTTGATACAAAACCACGGCCTGATGTTATTTCAAATCTCAAACATAACGGTTTTCGTTGGTCACCCCGTTTTTCGGCATGGCAACGCCAATTGACGGATAATGCTTTTTATGCTGTTACTCGTGTAGTACCAGTTGTTATTGAACAATTGAGGAAGGGAGGCTACAAATGAAAGTGCTAGTGACATTCAGTGGCGGAAAAGATAGTCTTGCGTCTTTGCTTTGGATTCGCAACAAACTGACAAAAAACTTTGTCACGGTGTTTTGCGATACCGGTTGGGAGCATCCATTGACTTATCAATATATTGAAGAGATACGTCGGCTACTAGATTTGAACCTTGTCACGATCAAATCAAAAAAATTTGATGGAATGGTTGACTTGGCGAAAAAGAAATCTCGCTGGCCATCGTCACAACGGCGGTTCTGTACATCGGAACTTAAAACGATTCCAATGATTGATTACATCCTTGATGAAGTAAATGATGATATATTGATTATACAGGGCATACGTGCCGCAGAAAGTTCCAAACGAGCAGAAATGCAAAAGCAATGTACCTATTTCAAGTATTATGTGCAACCGTACGGAAAAGACAAAAATGGTAAAGACAAATACCATACTTATAGGCGTAAAGACGTGTTGAGATTTAGATCAAAACATTCC